CGAGGTTGAGTCCATGCTGTGTTATCATCTATGAATGAAAGGATTTCCCACGTCTTAGAGAGTAATCCATCCCCAATGATGTATTCCTTCTGCCCTGCGAACACATAATTCTTACTATTACGTATAAAAAAGTAGTTCCGAGCTAACATTGCAGCAGCTTTGTAAGAATATCCCTTACGACGTGCTTTCAACACTGTCATATGTTTATTTTCTCTCCTACATGTGTCTATCGCTGTAAAATACTTAAAATCACCATCATAAAACGCAGGAAAAGTTCTCTCACGCCTGGCAATCTCTGTACCGTCTGGTAATATCTCTTTAACAGATCTATCAATAGGGCAATAGTTAAGATAAAAATAATGATTACCTGTAATGGTTATATCTCCGGAAGTATATCCGTATAAACACCTATTCTTTTCTTCATCCCAATAATCATAGTACGCCTGTGTCCCAGGCATAGCAGATGTATAGTGACCATTCTCCATATAGTTAATGGCAGACTGATGCAGCAATACTGTGTCTTTAAACATCCTTCATATGTATTAACTTTGCACATTTCTCATAATCCTCCATATCAGAGTAGTGGTCTATTAAAATCTCCAGTACACTGCTAGGTTTATTGAAATCAAAAGGCAAGGTAAAGTAATCTTTTCCCGAAAGCTTTAGATCCTCATATAGAGAATCTATAGTTTTCTGGTTTATAACAACTAGGTATGCATTATGCATTACATCGTTATATTCATCTAAATCTTCAAGGTAATTCATTATTGACTGTATTTATTAACTACAACTCCTCCCCTATTCACAGCGGCGGATTGCTTCTCTTTCTTAACAAGCTCTTCTAGTTTAGTTAGACCATTAACTACATCTGCCATTTTAGATAAATTAGCTACTAGATCCTTTGCTTGATATATTGGTCTTCCGTTATCGTCCACAGAGGTAAGATCTACTAGCTCAAAATAAGTTTTAAGCTTATTTACTGCAGATCTAGCTGCTTTCAAAAGTTTAATTGCGTGAGTTTCCTTTAATTCCTTGTACTTATCACACGCTACGAGTACATCTTTACTTGGATTCCAATCTAGCTTAAAAATACTAGATGCGACTTCCGCCTCTCTTACGTCTTGGTCATATACTGCAAACGGAGAGTTATGATCGCACATATGATATATGTACGCTAGTTCTTTATCTCCGTCCTTCTTACTTGCAACTTTTGCAAACTCCTTAATACTAAGGGCGTAGACAGAGACTATAACTTTCTTATTACTTACTATTAGTAGTTCCATTCTTTTGTATATGCTTTAATCTTCCTTTATTCACAGAGAACTTACCAAAATAAGGAAGTCGTACATCTTCGAACTTTCCTTTCTTTATAATATCTGCTGCAAACTTATACTGGTAATTTACTATCTCCTCTATTTTACTTAGAGGTAGATTGTATTTATTCGCCAGTTTTTGAATCATCTTTCTTTTTCGCTGCATCTAGTTTAGCTTGTTCAGATCTTTTTCTAATAACTTCTAAAGAATCCTTCTGTTCAACTGATAATATCTCTGGGTCCCACTTACTTAGGGGGCAGGTAGTGGTCTTCCACTTTGCTTTATGCTCAAGTAGACACCCACATTTACCACACCTCATAGTGGCCTTTAAAAGATGTTCACATTTATTACAAGTGTCTAATCTTTTCTTATAGTTCTCTTCCTCCACATTGGGGGCTCCGGAGGCTATATACGTTGTTAGTTCCCCAGCAAAATTCTTAGCCATCTGTACGAAGCTAGGTAACTTTTTTTTCTCAGCCATTTCTTAGTTCTATTAACTTATTCTTAAAGGTCCTCAAAAGATGTCTGTGCAACCCTTACTACCTCACCCATACTATCCTGGATGACTAATACGTAACAACTCTCTGTTAAGAACTCTGTAACTACATGCCCAGAGGCTAGTAGATCTATGTTATCTCCTTGATAGAGATATTTGAATATTCCCATTTTTTGGATCTAATAATTCGTTCAAAGTGTAGCAGTTTTTGGTTATACCAAACACTCGCTTATCTTTCAGCTTCTTAATATAATTATTAAGCGTATTCTTATCCTTCAGCTTTAGCCTATCTGCTACACATTTCTTATTCTCTAATGTACACAAATTACTGTAATCATCTGCACATTCTAAAAATAATACAAGTATATCAAGTTCTTTGGGGGTCATATTAAATATGCCATTCCAAAATTGAACATGCTTATAGTTCGAGGTTATCGCTATTGTTATCTTCTTCATTGTTTACTGTTACCACTATATGGTATTCATAATCACCTATAAATACTTCCATATCCCAAGTAGAATTGATATTCTTCTCGGTCCAGGTATGCAATTTAGCTTCAAATTCGTCCACTAGTTCTATTAAATTTGTTAAACTCTCAGTTGTAAATTTAGTTCTTATCATCTTTAAATTCTATACGGGCCCGCTCATTCTCTACAATAATAGTAGAAGCAACTGACTGCCTGTTAAACTCATCCACAAATGGTTTAATAGAACCTCTAGAGCATAGGAAGCTTAGAAATACCTGCAGCTCTTTAGTAACAAGCTGGGTATTCCCCACTAAATCCTTAGCGGTGTCTTTAGCAGTCTTAAGTTTTTCGTAGTCTTCTAGGCTTATGGTGACGGATCCCTTCATTACATTGTACCTAGGATTTGATGTTCTGGTATCATAATGTAATTCTTATCCTCTAGCTCCACCATTAAGGCTTCCATTCTAGGATCAATCATAACAGTATCCTTTACTTTCGCAAATAAACAATTAGGTCCTACAGCCTGTACTTCTAAGATATTAGTTTTCAGCTTATTCACAGTGGCATCATCTAGGATAATTCCTGAATCTGTTTTTCTCTTGGCTGGATTAGGGAGTAACACCCAGTTTCCGTTTGGTTTAAAATTCATCTTTATAGTTTTTGATTCTCACAAAGATATAAAAGATTTTAGTACAACCCAAGAAGAATTAGAAGTTTATTTTTACAGTGAATATACCAAGAGCCCCACCTACTGCATCAGCAACTAGGTCTGCTGTTTCTGGGCTACCGTGTTTTATATCCCACAACTCCTTACCTAGACCAGCTATAAGTACAGCTGATATACCAATTATAATAGAAGTCTTTTTGTTCTGGGTATAATAATACGTAACAGAGGTAGCTGTAGCGCCAATAACATAACCACCCCCTAGATGTAATAACTTATCTACAGGCAGTACTTGCTGCGCCTCCGATCCATAAGATACGGACAATAATAATATAAATATTAATTTTTTCATTAGAGGGGAAGTATAAGTTATTTGGCTTACGGATATAGGTTCCCCCTTGGGTTTTGATTCTTTCGATTGGAACTTTACGTTTAGCAGTGCTTCTCAGATGAGACCAAAGGATAATAAAACTGGTGTTACTTCACCGCACCTACCTGTGTGCATTCTATCCTAACTAACGCTATATCCTTTCTTTTAGAAGCTATTGGAGAAAACTCTACTCCCTATTTGGGAGCTACAATCCAACGTCTGACCCTATACTGCCCTTACGGTCCTCTAGGGTGATACACTTACGTGTGCCTCTGGTACAAATATACTAAATATTATTTAACTTCCGCAGTTTTCACAGTCCGGATTTTCAATACTACAAGCTTTTGGTTGTTCCTTATTCTCTAAATCATCTAACCAACTATCCATATCCCCATTGGTACTCTGCATAGCCTTCTTACATTTGCAGTTTCCACCACACTTACATTCTTTTTCTTTATTCATTATTTTATTTTTAAGCGGTTAAAAAAGACCCCTTTGATAGAGAGGTCTTTAGTATTTTCCGTACCTGTTCGTAATGGTGCAATGGGGGGAAACACAGTATCAATGACACCTGCCCGCGCCAACCGTTCCTATAAAACTCTTAGGATAGCGAAATTCCTTGTCCCTCCAAATGTAGTAAATACTTATTACAAAATCTACACTTTTTCAGAAAATAAGATAAATTTTTTTTGGGGTTAATTATCGAGAGCGTGAGGGTATTTAGAAACACACCCCACCTTAATTTGAGCAATCAAAGCCCCCCGTGGGTCAAACAAAACAAAATAAACTCATTATGAAAAAGTTAGCAGGAGTAATCATCGGTAGTATTAGTAAGACATTCGAAGGAACAACGTACCATAGAGTGACGTGCCTAACAGCAGACGGCGAGCGACAGTTCAAGTCAGCAGAGGCAGTACAAAGTGGAGTAGCAATACTTGAGTACTACCCAGCAGGTAGCCAACCAACGTGGACCACTGAAGTGGTAGTAGCTGGACGCGAGTTCAGTGTGTGCAAGGTAATCACTACCATAGACCAATACAAGATGGCACAAGAGATGATTAAGAATGGACTTGACATTACCCTTTAGGGTAATTCAAGTTATATATGATACGATATAAGCCAAGCACACCGAAGATCGCGCATGCGTAGGTGATAGCTTGACCTATATATCATACCATCTCACCAAAGCTAACTCTGACTATCATTAAACTATATAACACAAATACTAATACAGTAGAACACATGACATACTTTATATCCGACAGCTTTGCAGGAATTGCATTCAGTAGTAAGGAAGCATTAAAAGCTTACGCAGCAGGTAGAGCACACTATTCTCTAGACTCTGACGTAGGTGAGATTTCTTGGTGGACATATCTACCTAAAGGAGTAATATTCATAGCATAAACATAAGAAGCCTCGACGATAGCGCAAGCTTAGAGGTTACTCTTTATAATACATAACTAATTATGGAATTCATAAGCCAAACGTCTGCGGACGATAAAGGATACTATACAACCACTTGGAAGACCAAGCTAGGTAAAATAGTTAAAATTCAACAAAACATATTTAACTCTTTTTAATTATGAAAAACCACTTATTCAACATACATCATAAAATCAAGTTAAAGCTTGATGCAATCTGCCAAGAAGAAGGAGATATGAATGTAGAAGAGTTCATGCAAGTGTATGAATCTCTTAGGCAAGATAAAATACGTGTGAAGACAAAACAAAAGAAATGTCGTAGTACAAGTATTGAGAATAACTTCTTAGAAGATAACATTAATGATCTATTAGAAGAACAAGAAGAAATGGGAGGACAGTGGTAAAACACTGTTCTTTATTATAATAGTAGTGAGTTTGGTCCTGTAGAGGGGATGGGTTCTTTGCAATAAACTATCAGCAATGATAGTTGCTACTACTTATTGAGCCATACCTAAGTCAAGTATTAAAACTGACTTATTTATTAACTAACTGATCTAACTATTATGATGAAAGCGATAGACATTATAGTGTTCGCACTATTACTAACTTGGACAATATACTTCCTATTATGCTTCGGAGCAATGGGATCACTTGAACATTTATCTTGTGTTCCAGTTGGAACGCTTGCAATGTTTTATCAACTTAAAAGACTAGAAGAATGATTAAGAGCAACCAAACATACCTAGAACATAAACAAGCTCGATTGGAGAATGACTTCAATCAATATAAAGTAGCTTTAGCAGAAATGAATACATACTGTGAAGTTACTTATGGAATGAGTTTAGAACAACTTAATAGTTTTTTAAAAGAAGTAGAAAAAGACTTAACCGAGTATGATGGGTAAGCATTGGATATTCACGATAGTATATGGGATTATATATCCTGTATGCTTGTTCATGCTTGATTGCTTATGTGCAGTCATAAATGTACGAGAGGTCTGGGCATTACTCATACTTCTAGGATTACACTTAATATACTTACCATTACTGTACTTAATATACCTAAACCATAAGAGCGATTATGACAAACAAGGAGAGAAAAGAAATTAGAGTAGAAGAGGCGCAAGAGAGAGCGGCATCTAGAGAAACATTCTTAAACAAGAACGGACGAGAAGGATATATTACCCTTCTTGGACATCTTAATACTAAGCATCCTGATGGTGCTAAGAAAGAGAAGGCTAAGTTGTCTAAAATGATAGCAGCCTGTAAGTAATATGAGTATTCCAGACTTTAACACACTAAGGATAGAAGCGATGGAAAAGAGGATAGAGGAGTTAGAGAGATCTAGGCTACTTTATGCTCTTATGTTATTTAACGTAGATTCATTACCAGTTGATGATGAAATGTATGCTACAGCTGAACAACTACTTCTAGAACAGAGGAAGGAGAAAGTTATAGCTAAACAAGTAGCAAGAGATGACTATGAACATAGTTTGAATATTGTAGAATAAAGATTAACTCTCGTCCAATTAGTGGGAAAGGTATTACCGTTTGAAATGGTTAAATGTTTTAAGTACCAACGATGGAGGGCGTTACAATGTAACGCATTGCCTAGAGAACTAACATACCCTTAAGGTTAATTAAAGTTAGATATGACTCTAACAGCCGCGATATATTACATCAAGGGTCACAACCTTGTGAGAGTTTTTAGTATTAATCACTGCTTAGTCTGCCCTTGAGGTGAAGTGAGCTTAAGTGTGCAAGTCATAGGTGATTATGTATTAACACTAAACCATATAAAATGAGAAAACCAAGATTATTTGATAGACTAGATGAACTAACTATTCTACAACAGTCCTCAAGAATAAAAGAACTTGAGCAAGAGATTAAGAAATTGAAAGACCATAACCAACAAATGGAAGATGATGATAGAGATATTTGATGCTTGTGTAGCCTTGTTATATACAATGGCTTCATTCTTTGGTACTACTTATAAGGCAATAAATGTGTGGATATTCTGCATCATTGAGCCTGTTATATTTATTGTGCTCCTAATAAGGATAGCACATTTAAAATCAAGGTCCATCTAGAAACCTACTAACAATTCTAGGAATTTAACTAAATTACATTAAGTAAACTATTATGAGTAACCTAATCAACAGTGGAAGTATTGACACTATAAACCAAAACGAAACTCTATTAACTAGAATCTTAACCACTTCAAGTGATAAGGTGCAGTTAGAGTTTGTTGAATCAATACAAAATCCTCATGCTGCAGGCAGTAATGGAGGTATCAATTTATTATACTTAGCTAACAAGTCTGATAGTAGATTTAGTAGAAAGGTACAATATGGGTGGTTGACTGGTACTCCAGAGGATGTGTATCCTTTGTTTGGTATTAACGCGCCAGCGGAGTCGGCTTGGCAAACAGACGAGCGAGGTAAGAACTATGTCCAATTGGATATGCTTAACCCTGAGATTATAGGCCAAGTAACAGTAGACGGAGAACCTGTTAGAGCTAGAGTACAAGTAGTGGAGTCTTTGATTCCAAATACATACCAAGCTGAAGACATCGAGAATAGATGTAAAACCAGAGGTAAAGGTGGTGCTGCTATCTTAAACAATGGACAACGCATCTTTGTCACGCGAAGCGTGATGCCGTGTTCGGGACAAGAGCCAGCGAGTTCAGAATTCTTGAAGGCTGATCCAGTTGGAGCTACCATGAATGCTAGCATTCTTTCACCTTTTGCTGATGTAGTAGGAATTGAACTATAAATAAAATTGGTACACCACTCATGTGGTGTGCTTTTTTTATGTATATTTGTAAACAAGTTATAACCATAAACTAAATATCTGTAAAGATGAAAAACATTATCATAAACAACGGTAAAGCAACAGTAACAGTAACTGCATCACACAATGTAACAGTAACTGAGAAATCAATTGTAATTGACTTAGTAAAAGTTAAAGCTAAGTATACTACCAAACTTACCAAAAAGGCTACAACCAAAGCCACAACCAAGCCAACAACTACTAAGCGTAAAGCAGGTAGACCAAAGAAGAACACTACTGTTAAGTAG